CCGTACAGCGCTGCGATCTGGTTGCCGGTGTTGGCCCAGATGTTCCCGCGCGCCATCTGTGCGGCTGCGGAAGCGTCGCCCTGAGAGGTCAGCATGCCGCTCACAGCGTCGGCCATGTGCGAGCCAGCGGCAGCGCTTGATCCCGTCGCGCTTTGCCCGATGCCGGCCAGGGCTGCAAGGCGATTCAGCCGGTCCTGCCGGCGCTGGTATGCGGCATTGAAGCCGGTCGACGCGTAGTCGGTGCCGTAGCGCGCCGCGGCCTTGAGCGCAGCGCCTGACACACGGCCGCCCATCGCCGCGATCTTGCGATCCAGCGCCGTCTGCCCTTGCGTCAGCCCGAACTGATAGCCCGGGTCCTGCATCACGTCGGCGGCAGTCGTCGGCGTGTTGATCTCGGACTCGTAGGCGGCCAGGCCGCGCCGGCCGGCTTCGCGATAGGGTGCGAAGTCCTCGCGCATCAGGTCGAACTGGCGACGCTGCTCGCCGATGCCGGCGCTGGTGGCGTCGGCTTGCGTCTGCGCGGCATCCTTGGCGGCATTGCCTTGAATGGCACCGCCGACAATCGCCGCGGTCGCAGTTACTGCTGCTACTGCGAAAGACATGCTGCGGCCTCCTGATGTTCGACGGCGAGCGTGCGCGTCTGCAGCTTGCTCGCCTCGCTGGTCATTTCTTCCTCGATCTTGGCCAGGTCAGACAGGTCCGTCTTCCAGACCGTCGACCACCACGTATCGGCGTGCGCGTAGCCGGCGCGCTTGAACCCGGCGCCGGCCGGGATGACGTTGAAGCCCTGAAGCCGCTTCACGCCCTCGTCGGTCGTGACCGAGATGTCGCCCTGCACCACACACACGTTGTCGATGTTCGTGAGCGCGCCGGTCAGCGTGGTGCCGGCCGGGATGAAGATCGTGCGAACGCACATGCCGCCGTGCAGAACATGTGAAGTCTTCAAATCGACCTGGGGCAGCGCCAGCATTTGCTGCTCGAGCGCGCCGACCCGCTCAGGCGTCGGCATCTGCGACAGGAGAGCTACGGCGTCCATCAAGTCACCTCGCGCCCGCTCATGCGGATGACGATGGAGGAGGCGGCGCCGGCCAGCACAGAGACGACGCCGCCAGACTCAAGCACATGCCCGACCACCTCGGGACAGGTATAGGCCTCCCCGGCCGCCAGGCTCTTGCTGATAACCTGGTTCGACGCGCCGGCCGAACCAGCGTTTGGGACGAGCTTGATGGCGATTGTCACAGCGCCGGCCGTGCCGTTCGTGACCGTGCACTTGTCGATGATGGTCCGCGTAGAAGCCGGCGCGGTGTACATCGTGGTTTCGGCGTTCGGCGCGTATTGCGCCGTGACGAGCGGGCGAGCTGTGACGGTCATCGTGTGTTCCTTGCGCTCACGACAGGAGCACTCCTTGGCGCGCGTCCTGGGCGAACTTCCACAGTTCGTTGATAAGGGCGCGCAGTTCTTCGACTTCTCCGCTCAGCCGCTGGTTGTCGGCGATGAGCAAGGCGAGCAGATCCGGGCCGGCAGGCACTTGACCGGCAGCGTCAGCGACGCTGGCTGTCAGCGCCTTGGTCTCTTCGATGCCGGCATCCTCGAATGCAGACTCGGCCAGGTCGTTCGTGCCGGCGCCGGTCACCCCGCCGACTCGCGCCGTGATGTCGCGCGCCCAGCGATACCAGTCACGAGACGGCATGCCGGATGCCAAATCCATCAGCATGGAAACGTCGCTGCGGGGAAGCGTGATCGTGGTCATGCGGCGTCCAGCGTGGCGGCGTAGATCGAGAACGGCACGGCATCGGAGCAGCGCACGCGGAACACGCGGTCATTCGCTGCACCAAGGCCCAGCCAGCGGATGCGCTCGGCGAAGCGGCCGGTGACGCCAAGCGAGCGGATCAGCGGCGCGCCCCATCGGTAGCCGCCGTCGTTGCTGATCTCAAGCGTGACGTTGCCGCCATAGCCGGTCGTACACAGCAGCTCCAAGCCGCGGAACAAGGTCGGCTCCATGCTCGGCGAGATCAGATGCGGCCAGGTGCGCTCGCGAACCATGTTTTCGCCATCGATGGTCGCGGCGGACTGATCCAGCGTGAAGACCTTGGAACCCTTGGCTGCGTAGTGGGCGCCGGAGTAGAACGTGACGGCGGAAATGTCGAGCGCCTGCCATGCGCCAGCGGCCCACTTGGCGCGCTCATGCCATTGTTGCGTCGATGCGTCCCAGACCCACGTTGTTTCCAGCCCCGGAGCCTCGATGCCGACAAACTCGTTGCCTTCGACGTGGTACGTCCACAGCGAGCATTGGCCGAGATCGACGCCTGCCGCGTTCAGGTCTTCCTCGACCGCCTGAGTCGAGACCTTCACCGGCTGGTAGCCGCGCATCTGGTACACGTAGCCGTGGCCGCGGTCGGTCTGCCCGACAAACACCAGCGTATCGGCGGCGATGCACTGCGCGCGCCGGCCCACGATGCCGACCTGGATCGGCGTAGAGTTGTAGCGGGACAGCGGGAAGTCAGGGCTACCGGAGTTGATCCAAACTTCGGTCGACCGAGTGCCGAATAGGTAGAGCTCGCGCTTGAACACCCGTTGAACGACGATGTTGTCCGGCTGAGTGTCGGCCGAGCTGAAGTCGAGCGCATCCAGGCTTGACGCGTCATCGATGGCCGAGATATAGAACTGCTCGGTTCCAGGCGCAACGAAGACGAAGTAGCCATCTATATGGTCGACATCGTTTGACCCGCGCCAGCCTTCCGAAAGGATGGTGCCAAAGACGTTCGTGGTCAGGTTCAGCACGTAGCCATTGGCGCCCGTCACGACAACCAGTTGATTCGTACCGTGCCGCATGCTGACGAAGGTCGAACCTCCGACCGCGCCGCGCACGACAGGTGCCGAGCCGACAATCTCGTACAACGTCTCGCCGGCCACGATGAACCACCGCCCATCAGCGTTGTACATGCCGCGGATCGTGTCGCCCATGTCTTCGAACTGCACCATTCCGGGCGCACTTCGGAGGATCAGCGGCCGATCCTCGCCGACGCCCTCGATCTGCGTCAGGAACAGGTTGACCGCGCGCTGAACGGCGCTCTTGCGGTCGCTGAGCGTGTAGGACGGGCCGATTGCCTGAATGACGCGCGTGCCGGCCATCAGCGCCACCCGCTGAGGATGTTGCCTGCCGTGCGATTCGACGTCGCGGCAGACGTGTCGATGATCTTCGGGTCGACGGCGATCGAGCGCATGCGCGTTCGAGCCCGCTGAGCCTCAAGCGCGATCGCAGGCGTGATGCCACCGATCAGCGTCGGCGCCATGCGCTCGGCCAGCAGCGCCGAGAACGCCGACTTGTAGCCCTTCGGCATGCCGTAGTCGGTATCCAGATCGGCGAAATCGGCGAAGTCGGCGCGCGTGCGCAGCGTGACCGTCTGACCGCTCGGCACCGGGTAGAAGTAAACGGTCGCATAGCCGTCGTGCGCGTACAGCTTGGGCAGGCCGACCGTCGTCTTCAGCGGAATGTCGGCGTACTGCGCCATGGTCAGCGCATCCATGGGGTAGTCGGTGCCGCCCGGGTACTGCGCCGTGGCGCCGAGGATGTCGCAGCCAGGGTTCAGCCCGGCCCAGGTGCTGCCGATCGTGCCGCTCGAGCCGCTGACGGTGCCGGCGGTCAGGATCTCGCGGAACAGCTGCGCTTTCACGCCGTCGATCTCGTCCACGACGTCATTTAGTGCGTCAAGGCAGCGCGTGAACAGGTCTGCATCCTCGGCTTCACCCGGGCTGAGCTTGTTCAGCCGGAAGGTGAGCGCGCCGCGGATGATGTCGCGTCCCTTAGCCATTCAGCGCCTCGAGCAGTCGCGCAAGCCCCCACCGGCCATCGTAGGCGACGCCGCGGGCGTCTAGCGCCGCGCGTGCCTCTTCGACGGTAGAGGGCGCCGCGCCGGGTCCGACATCATGGCCACCGGGAGGAGAGGAGCCGTCCCCCTCGTCGGCCGGCGCGGCATTGAGGGGAACGTCAGGCGCGAAGCCCAGGCCTTGCAGCGTGGCGAGCTCGGCAGCGTCGTTGGCGACGGCGAAGCCCGGCTGCGTGGTCTTGAGGGTCATCCTGACGGGGAACATTCGGGGATTCTCCTGTGAAAAGGCCCCCGGCCTCGTGTGAGACGCGGGGGCAACGCTCTGCTGAAGAACCCTTACGCCGTGCGGCGCACGCACCACTCGGGTTTCACCGCCGTGGCCGCGATCAGCACGTCGAAGCGGCTGATGAAGCGGTTGTTGGTGATGTCGAAGCCGCGGACAAAGCGCAGGCTGATCGAGCCCTCGTCGGCGAGGCTGGCGTTGTAGGCCATGTCCATGCCGCCCGGGATCTCCTGCTCCGGCGACGCGAACATGATCGCGTCACGGTGCCACAGCAGGTTCTGCCGGTAGGTCGTGTTGGCCGAGCCGGAGACGACGGTGATCGCGGCGTTGTCGGCCGGGCGCGCGGTGACGTTCTGGAACGCGCCGCCGGCGATGATCGCCGGAGAGATCACCACGGTGGCATTGCCGGCGCCGTCCGAGGCCGCGTCGGCAGTCACGACGAACTGCATCAGCGAGCCGTTGTCCGCCTTGGTCTCCGGGTTCACCGAGTTCACGCCGGCCAGCGTGATGACGTCGCCGGCCTTCAGGCGGGTTGCCACCGAAGCGGTCCAGCCGTCCGTCACCAGCGAGGTCGTCGCGGCGTAGGGGTTGTCGGTTGAGCCGGCGTTGATGAGGCCCTGGTTCGCGCCGTTGACCAGCGGAGTGCCGCCGAGCGCGCCGACGGTGTGCGCCGGCAGGTTCTGCGACATCAGGAAGTCCAGGCCCAGCGAGGTCTGGATCATGCCGGTCTTGAACTGCTTGGACAGCGTCGCCGGGTCGTTGAACAGCGTCGCGAAGCCGGCCACCACAGCGGCGTTGGCCACCGGGGTGAGCGCAGCGTAGCGCATGCCGTTCTCGCGCGGCGCGGCGAAGTTGTCCATCGGCACCTGGGCGTTCAGGATGTCGGTGATGGACGACGGGCCGGTGCCGGGCGTGCCGACGAAGTTGTAGATCTGGTTCTTGATGATCGAACCGATGCGCGCGTCGACTTCCGCGGCGATCCGCAGGCCGGCCGGCTTCAGGTAGCGGTCGCGGAAGGCCTTGTCGACCGAGCCGTCGGCCTTCACGGCGGTGGCCAGCTCGTAGTTGCTGACGGAAAAGTCGATACCGATTTCCGGCTGAACCGTCAGGTCCACGGTGGATTCGGTCAGATCCTGGATGTTCGCGGCCGCGCCGTTGCGGATCGTGAACTGCACCGGACGGCGGACCTTGAGGGTCGCGCCCGGTGCGTACTTGCCCTTCCACTTGTCATCGTGGTCGGTCGACATGTTGCCGAGGAATGCGCTGTTGTTGTGCGCGACCCGCAACACCTCGTTGGTGACGATGGTTGCGGTCTGAAGTGCGTTTGCCATGATCTAGTGCCTCTTGCGAGGCCTGGATCACCGGGCGCCTTCTTGTGCGTTCCGCCAGGCGATCCAAGCCTTGGTGTTGCTCGGATCGGGCATGCCGTTGCTGGCACCGCCCGCTTTCCCCGTCTCGACAGGAGCCGGGGCATTGCTTCGTTTCGGCTTGGCTTCGGCCTTTTGCTTCGCGCGCTCCTCGGCCAGCTTCAGCTCGAGCTTTGCGACAGCTCGGCCGGCTTGAACGGGGGACATGCGGGCGATGGCCTCGGCTTCGACCGAGTGCTCGGGGTCCGCCAGGTATTCGATGAGCGCGGCCGGGTCTTCGGCCTCGAAGATCGCGTCGGTGGCAGGCTTGGGCTTGCCGCTGCGATCCGCCAGCCCCCCGAACGCATCGTCCAGGTCGCTGGCAAGCTGATCGAACTTCTCTTGACCCCAAGACTGCGACAGCTTCTCAACCACCGTTCGGCGGTGCTCGATCTCGTCGGTCTGCTGCTTGAGCGTCGGCGCCAGTTCCCGGGCGCGCTGGTCGACAAGCTTCTGCAGTTCCGCGCGAGAGAGTCTTAGTTCTTCGCTATCGGCTTGCTGGTTCTGATTTGTACGCTCAATAGGCCCGGATTGCAAGTCCTGAGGCTGATTGGCGCCCGACTGGTACAGCCGCCGGGTCAGGTTGTCGACGCGGCGACGCAGCCGGGCGATCTCCTTTTCCTCGGCCGTCTTCTCCTTCTTGGGCGGCTTCTCGCCTTCCTGCCCGGCCTTCTCGGCGCCTTCTTCGCCCTCGGCCTTGGCTTGCTCGCCTTCGGTCTGCGCGGGCTGGTCGGCCTCGGGCTTCGTCGTCTCGGCGGCCTGCTCCAGCGCGTTGTCGCCGGTCTCGACGGTGGTTTCGGTGTTCATGTGGCTCTCCTTTGGTGGTTACATGAGCAGGAGGTGTTCTTCCTGCTGCCGGCGCTTGCGCCGTGCTCGTTCGACGGCGCGCCGCTCAAGCGCGTCCACGTCTGCGTTTCGGGTGGCCTCAAGGCGGCCGGCGATGTCGGCGATGCGGATGGTTCCGCGAATGCGCGGCTTCGGCGGCGTCGGCTCGATTACGACGGCGTCCTGCACCTCGGCGATCGGCGCGGCGGGCTCGGTGCGCTTGACTTCGCGGCGGAACTTGGCCCAGCCGCCGAGCACCTGGCGCCGCACCGGCACGTCAGCGACGCCGCTGATCGCCGCGTCACCGGCCTGGAGCGCGCCGATTGCGACGTGAACGCCAGACGCAAGGTGCGTCGCGGTGCCGCTGAGAGATGCAGCGGCAGCCTGAAGCGCGCCGGCCACTGTGTGGTCGTGCGCAGCCGTGCCCGCAATGCTTGCGGCTTGCGCTGCAAGCGTGCCCGAAGTCGCGTGCAGGGTCGCGTGTGCGGCGGTTCCGGCCACCACTGCCGATTGCGCACTGAGCCCGCCCGTCGTTACGTGCGGGTGAACCGCCGTGCCATCCAGCGTGGCAGCTTGGGCCGACAGTGCGCCCGAAGTGGTGTGCAGCGTCAGGTGTGCAGCTGCACCGCTGACGGCGGCGTCACCAGCGGCCATCGCGCCGGACGTGGCATGCGATGAGCCCGCGACAGTGTGATCCGCCGCGCCCGCAATCGTTGCGGCCTGCGCCGACAGCGCGCCGGTTGCAGCGTGCTGATGAGCCGCAACGCCGGCAATGGTCGATCCCTGAGCCGCAAGCGTTCCGCTTGAGGTGTGGAGCGTGGCATGAGCAGCCGTCCCCGCGAGAGCCGAGCTCTGAGCCGCCAACGCACCGGCGGCCGCATGCTGGTGCGCGGCCGTTCCGGCGATGGCGGCGGCTTGCGCCGACAGCGCTCCGGAAGTCGGGTGCAGCACCAGGTGGGCGGCCGTGCCAGAGATCGTCGAGGCGTCGGCAGACAGAGCCCCCGACGTTGCGTGGGAACCGGCCGCAGCGACGCCGACCAAGACAAACGCTATGCCGCCCCACGTCTCGCTGCCGGTCAACGAGGCTGAGACGCTGGATGCCTTGACGCCCGCATCTACGGCCTGGGCCGAGTAGTACGCCGAGTCGATCGCAAGCGACTCGCTGCGCTTGAGCATCCCCGCGGCTTCGCGGTGGATGTTCGATGTGGCAGTGCTGGGGTTGTCCCAACCCCATCCGGCGTACAGCCAGCGGCCCGCCGCTCCGGGGTCGGCGATGCTCACGACCGACATCGCCGTGCCGGTGCCGGAGTTGGTCGACGCCGTGCCGACTGCCCCGCTGCCGTTCGTGCCGGAGGTGTCGACGCCCTCGACTTCAACGGCGCTCCACGCAACCGTGTCTTGCGTCACGCCGGTGAAGGCGATGTTCAGCACGCCGCTGATGCTTCCAGACGTGCTCAGGCAGCGCCACACCGACTCGACTGTGAAGGTGCTGATGTTGACCTGCGACACCAGTTCCAGCGCGTGGGCACCGATGCTCACGCTGCTCGGAGCAGAACGATCGCTGGTGTTCACCCCCTGGGACGTGATGTTGACCAGGCCCAGGCGGTTGACCGCTACCGTGATGCTCGCGCCGTTGAAGCTGGCGGCGTCCGTCGTCGAGCCCGCCTCGGTGAGCAGGCGGATCGGGATGATGTTCCACGTCACCGCGTTGCTGGTGACGCTGCCCTGCGAGTTGGTGGCGACGCACCGGTACTGGATGCCATCGAGCGCGACAGTCGCTGTCGGCGCGGTGAAGTTCGGCGTGGTTCCGCCGCTGCCCCCGGTGACGTTGGCCCAGCCGCTGCCGGTGTTCTCTTCCCACTGATACGTGGGTGCAGGGTTGCCGCTTGCGATGAAGGTGAAGACGCGCCCTGCCGCGTCGATGAAGTCAGTTGCGCCGTTTGGCTGAGCGGACGCAACCGGCGCGCTCAGGGTGGAAGGATCACCCTCCAGCGCGAGGTACGGAATCGACGGGTCGGGCGTGCCGCCAGGGGCGCCCGGAGTCCAAAAGCCCTGGGTGGCGTCGCCACCCAGGGCTCCCGATCGGATCTGAAACCGCGTCGGGCCGGTCACGGCTTTACGACGAGGTGCTCGTCGCTACGAGGCGCCCCGTGTAGTTGGTTGCGGTGGTGGCCGGCTTCAGCGTTTCCATGAACGCGATGCAGGCGTTGTCGAAGATGCGCGGCGCCTGGTCGCGGTTGGTCAGCCAGTCGAATGGCAGCAGCCCGTTGGCCTGCGGGAAGCTCATGAACCCCAGCGGGTGGCCGATCATGAACCAGATCACGCCGGTGGCCACGGCTGCGCTCGCCTGCATCTGCGTCCAGGCCTTGATGCCGACATCGCCAGACTCCAGTGGAGCGAACCACTGGCCCACAGGGTGGTCGAGACGATCCACGATGGCGCCGGAGTTGCCGGTAACGCTGGGCAGCGTGCTGGCCGCGTTCGCCTGGTCGGTGTAGGTGCAGGTCGTCCAGTTGTGCGCCGTGGCGGCCAGCGCGGTGCCGCCGACCTGAATGAAGCCGAAGTTGTCGCCGATGTAGTCCTCGGCGCTCGCGGTGGTGCTCTGGTAGCGCGTCGGCACGCCGGTGACGGCTTCCGTCGCCGTGCTGTTCATCGTCTTGGCGACTCCGAACAGGAGGTCGTAGGCCAGCAGCGTGTGGCCGATGACGCTCGCGCCGGCATCGGCTCCGACGAGGCGCAGCGTGCCGGCAGCCGGGTTGGCGAATGCTAGCGCCCCGGTGCTCGAAGACGTGAAGGCCGTGCCGCCAGGCGCTGCACCTGGGGTGGCACCGGCCGCCGGCTGGTTGCCCAGACGCCAATGGCTCGATGAGACAGCCACCACTCCGGTGGGTCCGGCCTTGTTGAACTGGCGGCGCTGGCTGAAGCCCTGCGACGCTCGCGACAGGGCATCGCTGATGCTGGAGAAGCCCGCGTTGAGCGTGCCGTAGCTCGGGCGGCTCACCTCGCGCACCGCGCCGCGCAGCAGCCGCTTCACGTTGTCCTCGATGGACTCCAGCGCGGAGAAGAACGACCCGTGGACAAAGTTGCCCACGAAGTCGCCCTGCGCCGTCACCCACACGTTTCCGGGCACGTCCGTGAGGTAGATCGGGCGCCCGTACCAGCCGCGCATGCTGCGCTGCAGATGCTCGATCTTCTCGGCGCCGAGGAACCGCTCAAGGCGCCCGGCGTGAACGGGGCGGCGCTGCAGTTTCATGCCGGTGCCGTGTAGGTCAGCGACGAGCACGACACCGTGTCACCGGCGCCAACCGTGAGGCCGCCGGTCATGTTGATGTCGGAGGCCGAGGCTGCGACGGCGCAGTGCACGACGACCGTGCCGCCTGAGGTCTGCAGGGTCGCCGTCGCGACCGGAGACGCGTTGCCGGTGGCGTTCGTGTCGCTCGTGATCGCATTGGCGGTGATGGTCCCGCCCGATGCTGCAGCGAACGGCGTCGCGCTCATCGTCAGCGTGGCAACCACGGTGCCAGGCGCAGAAACGGTGCCGCTCAGGCGAAACGCGAGCTTGGGCGAGGCGCCAAGTGCGGTGGTGATGGCGTCCGCAAGCGTGTTGCGCATCGCGGTCGAGTGGGTCACGGCCATGTTCAGGCCTCCTTGGGTTGATCGTCAGCCGGCAGCGGCGTGAACGCGAGTTGGTACTCCTCGACCTTGCCGGTCGCGGCGCGGGTGATCTGGATCTTTGCGGTCATCTGGCCCGGCTGAGCCTTCAGTGCCGCGGGGATGCGCGCGGCTTGGCCGGACATGGTCGCTTCGGGGGCTTGAAGTTCGTTCATAGGCTCCTCACTGCATGGTTTCAGGCGCGCTTCTCACGAGGCGGTCGATGACCTTCGTGATGTCGCCGGTCTTGGCATCTCGCACCGGGATGCGCTCACGCTCGGCCTGCTCAAGCGTGATGAGCTGGGCGAGCATCTGCGCCAGCTGCTGCTGGCCCTCGGCGACTTGCCGGATGGCCTGCATCTCGGCGGCCTCGTGCTGCGGGTCTTCCTGCGGCATGGCGCCCTCCATCGGCTCGGGCTGCTCGCCTTCGGCCATTTCGTGAGCCGGCGTGCCGTCCATCCCGGGGCCTTCGACGGCCTCGCCCGGCTCCTCGGTCGGCGACGGCTGCGCGACCATCTCGGCCAGCATCTGCTGCACGATGCCCTGCACTTGCTCGGGTGTGATCGTGGCGCCGAGCACTTGCAGGCGCTTCGTGAGCGAGTCGTAGGCCTTAATGGCCACCTCGTCTTCGCGCGCATCGGCGTTGGACTTGGCCTCGAGCGCTTGCTGGTGCGCCTCGTCGGCGTCCTGCTGGGCCTGGTGCGCTTCTTGGATGGCTGCCTGCAGCGCCTGGCTGAGTTGCTGCACCTTGGCCTGCAGATCGGACGTCGTAGGCTTGTCGTCGCCCTCCGGCGACAGCACAGCCTTGACTTCGGGCGGCGCAACAGCCGTCAGCACCTGGGCCAGCTTGTCGGCGTGAGGAACGTCCAGCGTCTGCGCCCACAGCGGCGCGATGGCCGGCGTTAGGTTCGGGCTAGCGCGCATGATTTCGGTGAACGCGGCCTGGGCCTGGGTGCGCTGCGTGGCAAAGCTGGCGCCGACCGCGACACGCACGTCGTATGTGCCGACGTTCGGGTTGATGACGAGGCCTTGCGGGGTCTCGGCCACTGCCTGATCGGACATCTCGGGATCGACCGTGACCTGACCCATCGTGCCGTCGATGCCGAGAATGCGGATCTGCCGGCGCGTGTCGATGAGGCGCGGCACCATCTGCATGCAGAGCTTGCCGACCTGGGAGATGGACGCTGCCAAGTTCGCCGGGAAGTGCGCCGTCGAGGCCTCGCCCTGCTGCTTGCGGCTGTCGATCGCGACGCCGCTGGTCTCGTTGCTTGGCGCGCCGAGATTGGCTTGATACATGCCGATCGAAGCCTGGATGTCCTGCAGCGCGCGTTCTGCGCCGGCCATCAGGTTCTGCAGGTTCACGCTCGGGCTGGTGCGCTGCGGCGGCGCTATCGGGTTGCCGTTGTCGTCCACGCCGACGTAGGGCAGGTAGGCGCGGGTGTCGACGTTGGCACGGTCCCAGATCGGCCCGGTCTGCCCGTTCAGGGCGCGCACGTCGATCATCCACGGCGCCTTCGGAGCCGTCGCCACGTAGGCCTGGATCTCCGACATGTGGTAGTTGTAGGAGCGCTGCGCGTGCATGGCGCGGCGGCCAATGCCGCAGTACGTCATGCGGCCATTGCTCCAACCGACGTAGCCGTAGACCGGCACCAGGCCGATCGCGTCAGCCGGGTAGATCGTCTCGTCGGCGTCTTGGCCGGGCCCCTTGCTCAGCATCTCGGCGCCGGACATGCGGCACCATTTCACGACCTTTACGCGCTCGGTATATGCGCCTCGCACGTCGAACGGCTCGCCGCGCTGCTGCTTCAGGGCCGCGTCTTCCTCGCTGAGCGCTACCTCGTCGCCGTTGATGAGCGCGATGATCCACTTCTGGTCTTGGTAGTCGCAGCGCCACTGCTCGGCCACCAGGATCGACTCTCGCTCGTTGCGCACGGTCTGCCGTTCTTCGCTGCCGAACGACACCATCTCGGCCTTGTCACCGAACTCGGCTTTGAACTGGCGCTGGCTGTACGGGTGCAGCAGCCATCCGATGTCGGCATCGCTGCCGTCGAGCTCCACGCTCCACGGGTCGAAGACGACGCGCATGGGGTCGCCTTCGCTCGAGATGCGGGGTTCCTGCCAGTTCAGCGCTCGGTTGACGTAGCTGGGCCGCACGATCAGGTAGCCGACGCCGACGCGAGCGGCGGATGTCAGCGCGCGGGCGTAGTGGCTCTGCGCGCGGCTGGCGTACTCGATGTATCGGTAGTAGCCGTCAAGCGATTCGGCGGCCTTCTTGTCGGCCCCTCCATCGACCGGCAGCGCATGCAGGCTCGGCGGCCGCTGCTCGATCTGGCCGGCGACGTTGCTGATGTACTGGCCGCACTGGTCGAACACCAGGCATGGACGCGCGCCGCCTGGGTCGGTCTCGCGCTGCCGCTTGACGATGGCGTCCCACTGGTCGGGGTTCGCCGGGTCGGTGAAGGCCTGATCCTCGGTTATTTGTTGCCGCTGGTCGCGCAACGCCTTGATTGCATCCAAGTAGCGCTCTTGCGCTTCGCTGATCTGGTCGCTCATTGCGGCATCCCAGGCCAATGGCGGTTGCCCTTGGCGACATTCAGCGCCTCCGGGATCACTTGCAGGTTCGCGGCGCAGTGCAGCCCACAGACTGTCTGACCGCGTAGCGGCACGATGTGGTCGACATGAAAACGACGCCCAAGCATCTTGGATCGCAGGTCAGCCAACCTGTATGCCTCGGCGATCGCCAGCCGCTCAAGCTCAGAATCAGCCCAACAGGCAATCGACGCCAGCGGCTTTAGGTCAGCGCAGCGATTGCAGCGCTTGCCGGGAGCCTCTGAGGTTAGGTCGGCCATGATGCGGCCGAGTCTAATTGACGTTGGCTATTGCGTCAACACTTGCGATTGAGCATCGCTATCAGGCTCGACCCGCTCGACAGCCGTCACCCGCAGCGGCCACGGGAAGTCGGACACGCTGATCCGCCTTCCGAGCAACAGCTCTCCATCATCCACCTCGGCGATCAGCGTCTGCTCCTTGCGGCCGTAGCGCGGGTCGTCGGGAACGCATGTCAGGTTCCACTCGGTCATATCCTCGCCCCCATCGCCGCGGACTTGCTGAAGTCATAGCCCGCGGCTTTCGTTGCAGTCATCGCCGGGAACAGTTCTGCCAACGCCCAGATGTGAGCGTCGGCGCGGTTCGGCGAGCCGGCGCCCGTGAACCCGAACGTCGAGAAGCCGGCGAGCTCGTCCTCGAGCTTGGCGAACATGCCGACGTGGCGCACCTTGCCGAGTTCGTACATGCCCGAAAACGGCTCGGCGCGCTGCACCTTGCCGCGGCTGGCCGTCACCATCTTGAACGGCACGCGCACGTTCAGCGCCTGGGCCGCGACCTGGATCGTCTGCTGCACCATCGCGCCGCCGTAGTTCGTTTCGCCGACGATGCAGCTCGCGGCGTGGCGCTGGTAGGCCTGCACCGCGATTCGGCCCCATGTGCCCGGCCCGGCCTTGACGGTGCAGTCTTCCAGCAGGTACGCGTTGCCGTCCGTGCCCAGCCCTTCGACCGCGATGCCGATTTCGTCGTTGTCGGCGTTGTCCTCGTCGCCTGAGCCTGACGGGTCGACCGCCACGACAATCCGCACCATGTCCGGCACCTTGCCATCCAGCACGCGCCAGCGGTCGATGTGCTCCTCGGGGAAGAGCGCGGTCGGGTTCGCGTCGCCGAATTGCCCGTCCATGAACCGCTTGCGCATTCGAGCCGGCAGCGACTCCAGCATGCGCAGGTACTCAGGCGACAAGTTGTCGACGTTGTCGGCCGGGTTGATTTGGAAGCTGGCGTAGTCCTCCGGCGCTGCAATCGGCTGCTTCGTCTCGGGGTCTTGCTTCTGCACAAAGCGGCGGTACGTCCAGTGCGCCTTCGTCGGCGGGTTGCAGTCGTAGTAGGCCCGCAGCTTGAGCAGTCCGCCGGTCTGACTCTCGACCTTCTGCGCCAGGCGCGTCACGGCGGTGTCGATCGATCCGACCGGGATCTGGCTGCACTCGTTGAAGTACAGCGTCACGAACTCCATGCCGAGAATCTTCTCGGTGCGGTCCTTGTCGTCCAGGCCGGCGAACCAGATCTGCGAGCCGCCCTGCAGCTCGACATAGCCGTCCTGAACGTGCGGCGTCCACTTCACGCCGGGGAAGCAGACGCGCATGACCTTGGGGAACGTGTCAAGCACGACCGAGGCCTTCAGGTGGTTGTAGCGGAAACGAAAAATCGCATGCCGCGACCCCGGCGCTTTCAGCGCGCGGAACACGACATTGCGCACCAGCAGAAACGTCTTGCCCGACCGCGAGCCGCCGAACAGCATGCAGTGCGTGGCGTCGCCGGCCAGCACGGCCTGCGCTGCGGCTTGCTTCTCGGTGAGCTTCACAGGCGTTCGTCTTCCTTGCTGGCGACGATCTGAACCGGGCCCCCGCCATCGCCGACGTGCTCGATCCGGCCGAGCTTCGGCGCGGCGTACTCGGCCAGCTTGGCCAAGTGATCCAGCGCCTTGCCCGGGTCGTCCTGCGCGACTTGCTCCAGCCACAGCGCAACGTTCTCGGAGTTGTCTTCGAGCAGCTTGCGGATGGTCTCGCGGAACTCGCGGGTGACCTTGTTCGTCGAGCCCTTCGGTCGACCAGGCCCAGGCCCCATTGCTGCGGCGCCTGTCGGTTTGCGCTTCGTTTTTGTAACCGTCACGATTCCCTCACTTCGATCCTGACCTGGTACGTCTTCGGAGCCCCGCGCTCCTGCGCATAGCGCCACGTCAGCCGCTTGTCGCCGTCATCCACACCCAGCCAGTCGGCCACCCCGTCGCGCGTCGCCTTGAACCCCGCCGCCAGGTTGTCGTCGTCCAGCGTGCGCGGCGCGATCCGCGTCAGCGTGATCTGCACCGGCCCCAGGAACGCCGGCCGCTCGACCTTGCGCAGCTCCGCCCACGCCGTGATCCGGTGGCGCTTCACACGCGCCGACTTCGGGCGCCAGTGCTCCCGGCCGTTCGCCTCGCTCTCGATTCGCTCGGCGTACTGCACGACGATGTGCGTCATGCCCGGCCCGGCCAAAACACCGCGGCCACCGCCACCGCCACGGCGGCGATCAGCAGCGTGAACGCCCAGTTCACCCATCGATCGGTGCGCCTGGACTTCTCTCCCTCGAGCCGGGCGAAGTCGCTGGCGATCTGGCTGTCCGGCACGCCGAGGCCGGCGTCCTGTAGCGGGTCGGTCATGCTGGCCTCCGTGGTTGCTGTTTCGCCTCGCCCGTGAGTAGCGCGGCCAGTCGGAACGCAGAGCAGCGCGGGCAGCGGTAGCGAATCCCGCTTCCCGTTCCGCCCGGCTCGTGACGCCTGCACTTGCCGCAGAACGTCGTTCCGCCTTCGACTCGGCGGGTCATTCGATGACCTCCGGGCATTGCAGCGCCGCGCGCCACATCGTCCGCTGGGCATGCGACAGCGGTTCGCCCCGCTCTTCGCGCTCGCGCAGCCGGTGCGCCCAATCGCGCCCAGGACTGCCGCGCGTGATCTGCTTCACTGACGCAACGATCGCAGCGACCTTCTCCGGGTCCGGCTTCGGTGCCGGCAGCGCGGGCAGCTTCGGCTCCGTGCGACGCAGCGCCAGGGCCTTGAACTGCAGCACTGTCGGCGGGAACTCGGGCGGCAGGTGCTCAAGCGCGTGCGAGATCGCATCGCCTCCGAGGCCGTGCAGCTCGTTTGCCCAGTCGGCTTTCACCGCCTCCTCTGGGATGCCCGACCACATGCTCACCCATCGCGTGCCGTAGCGAACCAGCAGCCGCGCGTGGATGGCGTTAACACAGCGCTCGTCGAGTGCCATTGGCGACCTCCATGTCGATGATTTCGCCGCCCTGCTGCGGCTTCGGGGCGAGTGGGCCGAGCCACTTCGCGACTTCGGCTTGGCGCGCGGTTGTCGCGCTGCCGGTGCGTTCGTGCTCCTTCAGCCACGAAGCCTCAAGGCCCTGAGATCCGCGACGGCACCAGACGCGCAGGAAGGCTTCGAGCGTCATGCCGGCCTTGCCTGCCTCAGTCCGTGCGCCGTCCAATACGGTCAAGGTCACGGGGGCGCGCTTGGACTTGCGGAGCGTCAGCCAGTCCGTCCAGACCTGGATTTCGACGTCATCCGGGCACTTCGGCGTCGACGACTTGGCGGGGCGCGCGGTTCGCGCGACTGCCTCTGCCTCTGCCTCTGCCTCTGCCTCTGCCTCTGCCTCTGGTACAGCAAATTGCTTGCGCTCTGCTAGCGCGTCGCTAGCATTACCTTCG